AGGAGACCCTCCGCAAATTCCAAAAATTCACATGCGACATCCAGCGCGATTTTGGTGCCATCCGTACCCTATCTGCGTGGATCCGCGAGACGTGCAGAGCGCCGTCGACGGCTACGTCGAGTCGGTTGAGAGCGGGCGCACCGTTGCCGGGCGTTGGATATACGCCGCCATGCGCCGCTGGCGTTTGGATATGCAGCGCACCGACATCGTGATGCGCTGGGACGAGGTCGGCCAGATCGCCGAGCACTTCAGCCGGCTAACGCTCGTCGGCGATGACTCGGGCAGGACGTTCGAGCTGCACCCGTGGCAACTTTGGGTGATCGCCAATCTGTGGGGCTGGCGCTACGTCGAGGACGGTCGGCGGCGCACGAAGCTCGCGATCCTGCAAGTCGCGCGCGGCAACGGCAAGACCACCTTGGCGGCGGGCCTCGCGCTGTGGGATCTGCTGCTCGGCGACGGTCGGCGCGTGCACGTCGTGGCCAACAACGAGGAGCAGGCCGCGATCTGCCTCGACACCGCCCGCACGATGATCCGCCGGCAGGCGCGGCCCGACGTGACGGTGCTCTGGGATCGCATCGAGCGCAAGACTGAGGACTGCCTGATGACCGGCCTGCCGGCGCTGGAGCGCGCCCTCGACGGCTTGAACCCGTCGTTTTGGATCGCCGACGAGGCCGCAGAGTTCAAGGGCAGGTTCCTCACCAAACTCCTCACGACCGGCAGCAAGCGCAAGGAATCGCTCGGGCTGATCATCACGACGCCAGGTGCGAACCCCGAGAACATCTACGGCGAGATGGTGGCGAACGCCGAGAGCATCCTGCGGAACGAGATCGAGGACGATTCGGTGTTTGCAGCGCTGTACGGAATCGACCCCGCCGACACGCCAGACGATGAGGCCGCGTGGCCGAAGGCCAATCCCGCAATGCAGCACGGTCAGCCCGACCGCGTGAGCCTGCGCCGTTCGTGGAACACGATGAAACGCAGCCCGCTCGGGCGCTCGGAGTTCCTGCGCTACCACTGCGCGCGCACGGACGAGAACACCGGCGGATGGCTCGATATGCAGCTGTGGCCGGGCAACGAGACGCCAGACCTCGACCAGCTGCGCGGGAAGCCGGCGTGGATCGGCCTCGACCTGTCGAAGTCGCTCGACATGACGGCGCTGATGCTTGCCATCCCGCTGGAGGATGGCCGCGTGGCGCTCAAGGGCCACTACTGGTGGCCGGCGGCAGAGGTGGCACAGCGAGAGCTTGACTACCGAATGCCCGTGCGGACGTGGGCCGCCGAGCGCCGCATCACCCTGACGCCAGGCCGTGAGATCGACTACGAGTCGGTGCGCGCCACGCTCAACCGCCTGCGCGACGAGTACGACCTGCGCGCCGTCGGCTACGACTCATGGGGCAGCAAGTACCTCGTCGAGGTCTGCGAGGCCGACGGCATCCCAATGACGGCCTACCGCATGGGCATCGGGACTTTCGGCCCCGGCTGTCAGCTTTTCCAAAACCTCTGGGCGGGCGGAAAACTCGTCATCGGCGACGATCCAATCATGCGGCGAGCCTGCTCCGAGGCCATGGCGCAGCAGGATCGCAACGGCAACATCCGCCCGGTGAAGAGCCGCAAGAACTGCATAATCGATCCGCTCGTCTCCGCAGTCATTGCCATCCATTGCTGGGGCGGCAAGCGCGCGTCCTGCTACGAATCCGAATGACACAATTTCGCAGATTTTGCATTTAGAAGCAGACGGAATCGCGGCAGATCGCAACAGTTCGCGCGTGATCCGACAGATGTTCCAGCGCCTGTTTCTTGGCCCGTTCGTCGGCCCGTGGTCGAGCACCATCCTCGACCAAGGCGGTGGCACGATCCCGTTTGTCGGCCCGACCAACGCGCTGCGCTACACGCCCGTCTACCGCGCCGTGACGCTGATTGCCAACGACGTGGCGCGCATCGAGGTCGAGGTGTCGAACGGCGGAGCGGATTCGCTGCTCCGCTCGCCGAGCCCGTACATGAGCGCGTTCGAGCTGCGCCGCGCGATGACGATGCAGGTGCTGCTGTACGGCAACGCTTTCGCGGCCATCAACCGCACGCGCGGCGGGGAACTGCTGGAACTGATCCTGCTCGAAGCGGACAGCGTGTCGCTCGATCTCACCGGCCCGCGCCCGGTGTACCGCACGCGCGCGTACGGCGATCTCGCGCCCGAGCAGGTGTTCCATCTCAAGGCGCCGAGCACCACGGGCCTCTGGGGCGAGTCGCCCGTCAACCTCTGCCGCACGTCGCTCCAGCTGATGGCGGCGCAGGAGGACATGGCTCTCAAGGCCTACTCGAACGCCGGCAACCCGAAGATTGCGCTGGTGCACCCGGGCCCGCTGTCGCTCGAAGCGCGCCAGCGCATCATGGCCGACTACGAGGCGAAGCACGCTGGCACGTCGAACACCGGCAAGCCGTTGGTGCTCGCCGAGGGAATGCGCATCGAGCGCATCAGCTCGACGCTCGATGATGCTGGCCTGCAAGCCGCGCGGCAGTACAGCGTCGGCGACGTGTCGCGCATCTACGGCGTGCCCTCGTCGTACCTTTCCGAGAACGTCGGCCCGTCGTACGGCACCCTCGAGTGGCTGTCCCGTATGTACGTCGATGCGTGCCTGACGCAGTGGCTTACCTGCTGGCGCGCCGAGATCATCACAAAGCTCGCGACGCCGTTCGATTCGGTCGTGTTTGACACCGATGACCTCGTCCGTCCTGGCATGGCCGAGACGATGGCGGCGCTCCGAACCGCCGTCGAGGCCGGCTTTATGACGCGCAACGAGGCCCGCGAGGAGCTGGACATGGCACCGCTGCCCGGCCTCGATGAGCCGATCATCGCGCTCAACATGGGCACCGGCGGCGGGCAGACCAACATCGGCGATGACACCAGCGAGAACGCGGGGAGCCCCAATGATTTCTAGGCGCGACATCACCGCAACCGAGCAGAGCATCGACGGCCGCACCGTCGCCGGATACGCCGCGGTCTACGGGCAGGACAGCCGAGAGATCGTTGAGAACGGGCGCAAGTTTGTCGAGCGCATCGCGCCGGGCGCGTTCAACGACACGCTGTCGAGCGGCGCCGACGTGAAGCTCTACTACAACCACGATGTCTCGATGCCCCTCGCGCGCACGCGCTCGGGCACGCTCAAGCTGAAGTCAGACCGCAACGGCCTCGCGTTCAGCGCGACGTTGCCCGAGACTACGCTCGGCAACGACGTGCGCACGCTCTTGGAGCGCGGCGATCTGACCGGCGAGATGTCGTTCGGCTTCTACGTTGTCGAGGACAGCTGGAGCAAGGATCGCTCACAGCGCCTCGTCAAGAAGGCGCAGCTGGTCGAGGTCAGCCTCGTCCAAGATGCCGCATACCCCCAGACCAGTTCGAGCCTGCGGAGCGTCTCCGCGGCCTACATCGACGCCGCGAATCTGCGGCTCGCACTCCATTTCCGAAGGATGGCAGATCATGTCCGCTGACCAGAACGAGCTCAACGAGCTCCAGAACATCACGCACCAGTACCGCAAGTCCCTCGCGGCGTACGAGGCCCGCACCGGCCTCGCGCCCCAGTCCGTCGACAACCGTGGCTCCGGCGAGGAAAAGCAGGTCTTCGCCCGCATGGATGCGGATCTCACCGCCATCGAGATGCGCGCTCAGCTCAAGGCCACCGAGGCGCGCCTCGCGAAGCTTGAGGCCGAGCCGACCCTCGCGTCGCGCGCGCCGCAGGTGAACGTCGGCAAGTCGAACCAGCACGACTCGCCCGAGTACCTCCAGCGGTATATGCAGGCGATCCTCTCGGGCAACCCCGCCGAGCTGCGCGCCATCGCCACTGGTGACACCGGCGCGGCAGTTCCGACCGACATGGAGCGCCGCATCATCGAGAAGATGCAGCAGGCCAACGTCCTGCGACAGATCGCCGTGGTGCGCACCATCGACAGCAAGCGCACCATCAGCGTCGATGGCGATCTCCCGACCACCGCGAAGGTGGCCGAGGCCGGCCCGATCAGCGCGGACGCCGCGTTCACGATGGGCACGCAGATCTCGGTCGCCCCGATCAAGTACGTCTGCCGCGTCGATGTCTCCAACGAGTTCCTTGAGGACGCCATCGGCAACGCGGGCATCGGCAGCGGGATGCAGTACCTCGCTGACAAGGCGGGCCTGAGCATCGGCCTCAAGCTTGAGCAGGAGTACACCGTCGGCGACGGCACTGGCGATCCGCAGGGCATCTGCTCGGGCCCGGTCGGAACGTCCGGCACCGCGATGTACGCGATCAGCGCCCTGTCGCAGGTGGAAAACCTCGGAACCGGCGCGGCGATCACCACGTTGACCGCCGACAACATCATCAACACCGTGCACCTTGTTCCGCCGCAGTACCGCGGATCGGCTCGGTTCCGCTGGTTCTTCCACGACACCTTCCTCAAGACCGCCCGCAAGCTCAAGAACGGCGGCGTCACCACCACCAGCGGCGCGTACGCGACCGACTACATCTGGACGCCCGGCACGACCGGCAACACGCTCAACGGCGGCGCTCCGGCGCTTCTGTACGGCGTGCCGTACTCCATCGGCGCGTACGTCCCGACCACCAGCGCTGCGGAAGGCACCTGCTACGCGGTCATCGGTGACTTCAACTACTTCGAGATCTTCGACCGCACCGGCATCACCTCGATGATCGACCCGTACAGCGGCGCGGCGAACGGTCAGACCCGGATGTACTTCTACGTCCGCACCGACAGCCACCTGATGAACGCCAGCGCGTTCGCCGCCATCACCAGCTGATCTCTTTCTTGTCTCCGGTGGCCCGGGGGGGGAACCCCCCGGCGCCGCTTTCCATGTCGGTACCACTCTCAACCATCAAGTCGGCGCTCAAGATCGACTACGCGGACGATGATTCCGATCTCATCCGCCTGCGCGAGGCGGCGATGTCGTTGGTCGAGCGCAAGACGGAGCTGACGCTGACGCCGCAGGCGAAGACGCTTTACCTCGCGTCATTCGCCAACACCCTGCTGCCGGCGTATCCGTTCAACTCGCTGACGAGCGTCACCTACTACGACTCGTCCAACACGCTTACCACGATGCCGTCGGGCGACTACTGGATCGACCGCACCGACGGCCCGATGGTGCGCATTCGGTTCCTCGAAGCGCCCGCCATCTACGAGGGCACGGCGATCTCGGTGAACTACAACGCCGGCTACAGCGCAGTGCCGAACGAGATCGTGCACGTCGTGATCGCGCTGGTCGGCGCGTGGTACAACAACCCAGAGGCGTTCCAGCCGATCTCGCTCACCACGGTGCCGATGTCGGTGCAGTACATCCTCGACTCGGTGTCCACCGGGAGCAGGCTGCGATGATCTCCGGTGGCGTACTCCGCTGGACGGCGACGCGGCAGACGCCGAGCAGCACGCTCGACGCGCTCGGAATGCGCACCGCCACCTGGACGGACGCGGGCACGTTCCGCTGCGACCTGCGCGAGGATTCCGCCGTCGAGCAGACCTACGGCGATGGAGTCGCCGTCGTGCGCAGCGTCGAGCTCCGAGCGCGCTGGCAGGCCGTGCAGCAGGCAGGGCTTACAGAGGTCGACCGCGTCACCGTGCGCGGGCGCACCCTCAAGATCCAGACCATCCGCAACCTCGATGAGGCCGACCGCGTCGCCGTCATCCAGTGCGTGGAGGTGAACTGATGGCCACCATCGAGAGCGCCGTCCGCGCGATGCTGACCACGGGCACGACGCTCTCGGCGTCGCCGTACAGCATCCCCGACAGCCGCATCACGCACGGATTCCGATTGCAGGACACCGTGCTGCCGGCGATCACCTTCGAGTGCGGCGAGGATGAGCGCCTTAGCATCGGTGCGAGCCCGCTGCGGCAGGTGCAGGTGGAGCTGCGCGTCATCGCCGATACCACGCAGGGCGCGCTCGACATCCTGCCGGGCATCATCACGCGGGCGATTCCGGGCACATACGACGATTTCGTCTTTGACTGCGTGACCGTACTAGGCCACACGGTCGACGGCGCGACCGTCGCCGACGGCGACGAGAATCAGCCCGCCGAGCTCGTCTGCAACATCGAAATCATCTACACGGAGTAGCGCATGGCCATTTCCTCGACGCTTTCAAGCTTCCAGTTCAACAGTACCGCCATCGGAGCAGTCGGAACGGCAACGGTCAGCCTCAGCCGTCCCGCCCTCGACGTGACGGGCATCGGCGTCACCGACAGCTCGTTTGTGACCGGCTTGCAGTCGGCCACCGCGACGCTGGATATCTTCTACGACCAGACCGACGCGACGCACTACGCGCTTGAGACGAACATCAACACTGCGGCGGCAGCGGTGGCTTGCATCCTCACGATGGCGAGCGGTCAGACCTACACCGGCAATGCATTCGTGACCTCCTTCGAGGTCACCGCGCAGGTCGGCAGCGCCGTCCGCGCGAGCGTGACGCTCCAATTCACCGGCGGAATCATCATTTCGGAGCCTGATTGAGCAGCATCCGCGACATCTTCGCTTGCACGCCAAAGCGCATCACCTTCAAGGGCGTCGATGCAGAACTGCGCCGCCCGTCTGCGCTCGACCTGCTCGAAGCGTTGCAGGTCGGCAAGGACACGCCGCAACACCTGTACGCGTGGTTCGTCTACAACCACCTCCAGCAGGACGGGCAGCGCGTGTTTGGCTCCGTCGCCGAGGTGCTCGCGAGCTACGCGCCGTACGTCGCGGAACTGGGCCGCGAGATCGAGCTCCTCTACGAGGAAGGCCGGGACTGACCAAGGCGCAGCGCGTCGTGCTCCGCTGCGCCTTGCAACACCTGAGCACGGATCTAGACCGCATCCCCGCTGGAGTCATCAATGCGTCGCTTGAAATACCCGACTGGCGCAGCATCCAGCGCCAACTTAAGGAGCGCGCCGGGCACCACGACGGCGCGCGGGGCGGGCTACGTCACCGCGACCATCGACCAGAAGAGCGTCAAAGCGCTCACGCTGGCGCTCCAAAGATTCGAGCCCGCCGTCCGTAAGCGGATCGCGAAGGACGCGCTCCGACCGTGGGGCCGCGAGGTGGTCAAGGCCGCGCGTCGGTTCGCTTGGAAGAACGCCGAGCGCACCAAGAAGCAGCTGACCGTCAAGGTCAAGACCTACAAGCGCGCCGTCTGGGCCGCCGTCGGCGTCAAGGCCGAGCGCGTCAAGACGCCGCCCGCCGCGCGGCTGGGTCGCAAGTCTCCGTTCGTCGGCTGGAAGTCGCACTTCATGGAGGTCGGCTGGCACGCCTGGCCGAAGGGCGTCAGCGGCAACGGCGAGCGCGTCAAGGAGATCCAGCGCAACATCCGCATCGACGCGGGCGAGGTCGCGACGCGCAAGATCACCGTATACCGCAACGGCAAGCCGCACGTCCGCACCATCAAGGAGCGGAAGCGCACGCTCTCGGAAGGCGGCAGCGCCGGCGGCGGGCGCGGCTGGCGACGCGGCATCCGTGGCCGCAAGGGCGCGTTCCAATCGCAGTACGCCCGGCACTACCTGTACAAGGCTGGCATGGTCGGACGCAGCGGCATGAGGATGCACATGAACCGCGCAGTCGGGCGCGCCATCCTCGACATCCGGAGGAAGTCGGCATGAGCGCGATACCGCAACTCAACATCCCCGTCGTGGTGCAGACCGATCAGGTGGCACCCGGCCTCAAGAAGGTCGAGCGCGCCGTCGCCGACAGCGCCAAGCGCATGGGCGACACCGCCAAAAAGATGGCTCCGGCGCTCGGCATCTTTGGCGGCGGGCAACTCGGCGCCGGCCTCAGCACGATGGCGAACATGGGCGGCGTCGGCGGCACGGCAGCGGCGGGCATCGGAGCCATCGCGCTGCCGATGATGGCAATGTCGCGCATGGCCGAAGAGGTCGCCAACTCGGTCAGAGGCTCGTCTGCCGCGCTGGAGCAGTTCACCAAGACCGGCGAGCAGACGTTCGCTGCCAACAGCGCAGTGCTGAAGATCCTCGCCAGCATCGAGAAAGGTCTGCCCGCCAAGAACCTTGGCATTGCCGGCTCGATGGCCGTCGGCGCTGGCGAGGGCGCGGGCATCTTCGGCGACGCTTGGAACGGCGTTTCGGGGCTCGCCAACAGCACCGCCGCGTGGTGGGGATCGATGTTCGGATCGCAGGAAGAGGTGTCTTGGAGCGGTTTCATGCGGGCGCTTGAAACGGCAGACCTCAAGGCGGAACTGGTCAACGCGACCGAAGGCCGCGCGCAGGAGATCGAGCGCGAGCTGCTGTACATACAGCGCGAGGGCGGCTTCGGCGGCAACATGAGCCGCGAGATGCTTGAGCAGATTCGCCGACAGGCCGAGTACAGCCGCCAGACCGCAGGAGCACTACGCTAATGCCCGACTCAGCGTCATTCACTTGGAACACGACCGAGTACACCATCACCGTCGGTGAACTCGGTCAGGAGTCGACCATCGAGGCGACGCGGATCATCCGCAAGCTCACTGGCGCGCAGTTCGTGGACATCCTCACCGAGGAGGTCGACCTGATCGCCGAGACGGTGCTCCCGTATCAGAACCAGTTGTTTGTCGAGGCGACCGATCCCGACGGCGCTGGCCCCGATCCGCCGGCACTCCCGGCGGGAATCACTTGGCAGCAGTTCGCGCGGTACCGCGGACATACCCTGACCTACGCCCAGAACCAGCAGGCCGTCATCGCGAGGATGCGGTGGTCGACCATGTACGTCGTGGATCCGACCTATCCCGAGGCCGCAGCGGAGAAGTACGCGCTGCCGTCGAGCATCGAGTACGTCGCGCGTACGCGCATGAGCAAGCTGTACCGCACGGGCTGGAGCGTCACCCCGCCGCCCGCATCGGATGCGTCTGCCGACATCGGCGGCACTGCCATCGCGGGCGGATTCCAAGGCACCGATCAGCCCGTCGGGCAGGTGGCGATCCGCATGAGGTTTATGCAGGATGCGTCTGCGGTTCCGATGGACACCGCCGCCCAGAACCTCACGGACTACATGGGCACCATCAACAGCGTTGCATTCGCCGGATGCGCTGCTGGTTCGCTCATATGCGAGGGCGTGAGCGTCGCCAAGACGGGCACGATGGAGTATTACGAGGTCACGTTCGAGTTCCTCTTTGACCGCTGGTACCACCATGAGCAGGTGCCTACGTTCGCCGAGGATGGCAATCCGAAGCTGAACGCATCGCTCGGCCCCGCCGAGGTCAAGTGGAAGCGCCTGCCGCGCACGTCGGTGAACTTCAACGACATCTACGCCACCAACGTGCAGCTTCAGACCATCACCGAGAACGGATGGTGGGCATGAGAGATTGGATTGCAGCAGCCCAGCAGAACCTGACCGACGCCGACCGCGCGCGCCGGCTGCCCGCCATCAACCCGGTGCACGGAAAGCTGATGCGCGTCACCGCCGCCACGGCCATCGCCGGGCAGGACAAGCGTTGGCTCTACACCGTCCGCGAAGCCGTCGTGGGCAACGCGGGCGCGTCGTACGTCCCGTCGCTGAGCGTCAACGGCGCCAGTTACGACGCGCTGAGCGTCAGCGAGCTGACCAACGGCAGCAGTTCGGCGAGCGGCATCTACTCGTACGGCGTCGACAAGGCGAACCTTGGCGGCACTGGCTTCATCGCCGTCCAGATCCCGACGAACACTTGGGTCTGGTGCGTCCCGCACCGTGGCCCGAATGGTGCGGTCATCTGGCTCATCGTGAACACGCAGGCCATCGACGGCACCTGCACCGAGGCGCTTGCCGGCGGCATCACCAGCGTCGACGGCGGCTACGGCGTCACCGGCGGGCCGATCACGACGAGCGGCACGCTCGCGGTCAGCCTGACGCAGCAGAGCTCGTTCCTCGGCACCGATGTCACGATGACGAGCGCCAACACTTGGTACGACGGGCCGACGCTGTCGCTTGCCGCAGGCACCTGGCTTGTCTTCGCCTCGGCAACCATCGGGCGCACGACCACGACGGCGGGCAACTACGACCTGCGCATTTCGACGGGCAGCACGCATTACGCGAGCGTGCAGCAGTATCACGCGAGCGTCGCCAACAACTGGGCGGCGCTCAGCTGCAACGGCGTTGCCATCCTCGCCTCAACGACTACCATCAAGCTTCAGGTGGCGGGAACGCTGACGAGCGACGTACTGAAGGCGGCGACACCCAACAACGCCAGCGGCAACAACGCCACCGGCCTCATCGCGCTGAGGGTTTCATAAATGGCCGGACGCTACGACATCACCATCGACCAAGGCGCGACGTTCGTGTTCGACGTGCAGGTGAATAACACCAACCTCGCGACCGGATACACCGCGCGGATGCAGGGGCGCACCTCGCACGCGGCCACCTCGACCGTGTTCAACCTCACCACGGCGAACGGCGGCATCGCGCTTACGCATCAGGGCAATCACTCGCACATCACGATCACGATGTCGGCGGCGACCACCGCTGCCCTCACCGCGCCGATGGCCGGCGTCTACGACATCGAGTACGAGCAGACCAGCGGCACCGTCGTGACGCGCATCCTTGAGGGCAGCTTCTACGTTACGCCAGAGGTGACCCGTGCCTGACGTGACCGTCACTCCCACAGTCGTGTCCGTGACCGTGACGCCGTCCGGCGGGAACATCGTCGTCGAGAGCATCGAGGGCGTCGAGGTCACTGGCGAAGCCTACGGATACAACTACATCTTCAACTCGGCGCTCAACTCAATTGAGACGACATCGGCGTCGTTCGGCAACACCATCAGCGGTGGCGGCACCACCGGACAGCCGAACCTGATCGAGGGCATCAGCGTCGTCCGAACGATCTCGGGCGGATACGACAACATCATCGGCCGCCCGAACTCGACCGACTCCAACGACAACGCCATCGCCACCACGATCTCCGGCGGCGCCCACAACCGCGTCCGCCGACCCAATGGCGCAGCCGGCGACGTGAGCGCGAACACCGCGACCATCCCTGTGTCGGCGCAGACGGGCGCGTATCCGAACCACGGCACCATCTGCGGCGGCAGCTACCACTACATCGCGAACGGCACCGATGGCATCATCGCCGGCGGCTACGGGAACGCCATCTACGACACCAACGCCACCTACAACAACGGCACCAAAGCGGTGATCATCGGCGGATTCAAGAACGGCGTGTCGGGCAACTACGGCATCATCGCGGGCGGCGAGTCGAACAAGTGCGAGGAGCACCACTCGCTCATCTGCGGCGGCGGCTCCAACTCGCTGACCGGGTCGAACACCGAGGGCTTCAGCGTTCTCGTCGGCGGCAACGCGAACACGATGCAGCGGTGCGGCTACTCGTTCATGGGTGGTGGCTACGGCAACTCCATGGGCAACGCGAGCAGCGACACTGGTTCGTTCGCCGTGCTATCCGGCGGCTACCAGAACGCAGTCGGCACGACTGGCTACGCGCCGGGCGCGGTCTGCATCGGCGGATGGTTCAACTCCGCGCAGAACGAGTACGCCGTGGTGTCGGGCCGCGACGCCAGCGCCGCCGTCCCGTATCAGGTCGCGCACGGTCATCAGAAGTTCAGCGTCGCCGGCGATTGCCAGGTCTGCACCTACGTGATTCAGGCGCAGACGACCAACGCGACCGTGAAGAGCATGACGACGAATCTCGCGAACGTGAACGTGCCGACCGGGGGCGTTTGGGCGTTCCGCGGCCTCGTCTCGGCGCGCAGCTCCGGCAACGGCGCGGCGTGGGAAATCAAGGGTTGCGCGCAGAACGTGAGCGGCACGACTTCCATCGTCGGCACCGCAACCGTCACGTCGCTCGGTTCGTTCGTCGGCTCCGCGTGGGCGGTCACCTTGACCACCTCAGGCCCGGCGCTCATCGTCCAAGTTCAAGGCCAAGCCAGCACCACCGTGAACTGGTGCGGGCGCATCGATACATCGGAGGTCATCTAATGGCAATTCTGTCGACCCTCGTCACATCCCCGATCAGCTCCGGTTCCTTCGTCAAGCTCTCTGACACCGCGGTCGACGGGGATACCCGCATCCCGACCGGCAAGGTCACCTGCTACTTCCGCAACGACAATGCCACCGCGGTGAATGTCGTGTTCAACGCGGCGGACGCGGGAGGAGCGCTCACGGAATTCAACGACTTCCGCTACTTCTCCGTCCCGGGTAGCTCGACCGTGTTGATCCCGTTCTGCATCGATCCGTCGACGACGTTCGTTCGCAGTTCCGGCGCGGCGCACAACTCCCTCTTCGCCATCATGCAGTGGTGATCCCATGACGATCGAAATACTGGCCGGCGCACTGGGAATCATTGCGAGCGTGGTCACGACCACGATGGTCGTGGTGTCGAAACTGACGCGCGTCGAAGTGATGATCGCCGAGTTGCGCGCGACCATGTCGGCCTACGAGCACCGCATCTCCGAACTTGAAAGGAAGATCAAGTGAAAGACCGCAACACCACCGTCTTGGGCGTGGCCGCGATCCTGACCGCTGTCGGCTCGCTCCTCACCGCGATGTTTGACGCCGACCCGGCGACCGTCGCCGACTGGGGAACCTGCGCCGCTGCCGTGATCGCCGGCATCGGCTTGATCTTCGCAAAGGACGCGGAGAAGAATGCTTGAGCGGATCGTCGCTCAGGTCGTTGTCGGGCTGCTCGGCTGGCTTGAGAAGCGCGGCGTATCTGTCGCTTCAGATGCCGATCCCGACCCTGCTGTGCTTCGCCGCGCTGGTGATCGCCTGCGCCAGTGGATGCGCGAGTCGGACGGTGTTCGTGCCCGAGGAAAGCCCGATGAGGGTCGGCCCTCGGGCTGACGTGCGCGTGTACCACCGCGTCGACGGCGTCTGGACGCTCTCGCAGAACACCATCCGCATCCCCGAGGGCTGGTACTTGGTGCCGCCGTCCTACGTCAAGGCGGATCCGTGAGCGGGCTGCACCGCATCTGCTGCTGCGGCGCGCCGCCGAGCTGCGACGATTGCACCGGCTGCGACTTCGGCACGTCGTACACGGTGTCCAACATCCAAGGCCAGATCTCGTGGGAGAAGAACGATGTCGGCACAGTGTGCCTGACGCCGTGCCTCGACCCCGAGGAATCAAACCGCACCGACATCTCCGTCTCGCTGACGCTCACCCAGGGGACGTGGTCTGCGCTGACCCGGCAGGCGACCGAAGGCGGGGGCTGCTGCTATGTCGCCAGCGGCACGATCGATGTGTCCTACACCATCACGATCATCCGCACGGCGCGATGCTGCGCGCAAAGCCCCGCCGTCACGCTGACGCTCACCGACACCTACAGCGGAACCAAGACCACCAACGGCTGTCTGTCGGTGGCCGCCATCTGTGACCTTGAGTCGGGCCAGTGCAGCTGGGAGCACGTCATCCGCATCTGCGGATTCCCGGTGACCAACATCGAGCTGATGGACGAGATCGACTCCGATGATTGCATCATCGGCCTTGAGATCGGCGAGGAGCCGACGAGCCGGTTCGGCCTGCGCGTGAGCGGAGCCTGCTACACATGGCGCTCGCCATACCTCGCGCCGAATCTCATCCTGACCCAGCAGATGACCGAGGCGGGCTGGGGATGCACGCAGGACGGCTGCGGCGGGTGCGATGGCACGAACGGCAACACGACGCTGCCGCAGGGGCCGTTCAGTCTGGTGCTCGGTGACGAGTGGATCGACACGCCAGACCTCTGCGAGGATTACCTTGCGATGGGCGGCATCGTCGGCAGCTGGACGGACTGCGGCGAGAACGTCATCAAGGGCGCGCAGCCGTGGTTCAACTTCGAGAACGTCGCCGATTGCTGCTACAACCAAGCCTCCAGCGGTTTCGGGCCACCCGACTATGCCTGACTGCCGCTACATGGTCGGCGGGGAGTGCCGCAACAGGCTCGCCCTGCCCGTCTACGGCGCCCGCCCGTCGCCGGGCATCTGCGCCCAGTGCGAGCATCGGAACGGCGTACGCGGGCTCGGCGACGCCCTAGCGTGGCTGCTGTCGTGGACGCCCGCGCGGCGGCTCCAGCAGCAGGGCTGCGGGGGCTGCAAACGGCGGCAGGCAACCCTAAACGCGGTGGCACCCGTCCGCCGGCGCACGACTTGCGGGAAGTGCTCGAAATCGTCTCAAGCGACTTGATGCATTGTGTCGATGGCCGTACGGTACTAATGCCGCAAGGCAAGGAGAACAACATGGCAAGTGATGAAGAACCCCGAAAGCCCCGTGCAATCAGCGTCACCGAGGACGTGTACCAGATCATCACCCGCGAGGCGAAGGAGCGCGGCATCAGCCGCTCGGCCCTCGTCCGCGAGTTCGCGATCCTGATCAGCGACCGCAAGGCCAAGAAGGAGATCCGCTGATGATCTTCTACATCGCCTGCGCCGTCGTGACTGTGTTCTGCCTGGCATTCCTCGCGTTCGCGCTGTCGCCGGCAGTGCTCGACCGCGGAGAGGATGGGTTTGACGATGGCGTCTGACATCACCATCCGCTCCGAGCCCAAGATCAGCGCCCTCGAGCCCCTGCGCGAGCAGGTGTCCATCGTCAAGGCGCTGGCCCCGCAGATCACGACGCGCTACTGCATCCAGCTGCAGGGCAAGGCCTACGTACAAGTCGCCGGCGCGACCCTGCTCGCCAACGCCATGGGCTACACCGTGCGCGAGGTCGAGGTCAAGAGGGTTGATTTTGGCGGCGGAATCAGCGGTTGGGAAGCCACCGCCGAGATCCTCGACCTCGACACGGGTATCATCATCGGGCGCGGCAGCGGCATCGTCACCGATGACGAGAAGCCGTGGGGCTCGCGCCCCCAGTTCGCCCGGCGCGCGATGGCATCGACTCGCGCCGCTGGCCGTGCGCTGCGTCTGAGCCTCGGGCACCTGTTCTGCTACCTCGGCGACAAGGTCGCGACCACGACCGCCGAGGAGATGCCCGAGGACGTGAAGTAAAGCCCTTTTCATCCGTGCCCCCCGAGCGGTTCACCCGGCTGCTCGGGGGGTTCTTTCTGTATTCGATGAAATCCCCCTCTTCCCCCCCTGCACCCCCCCTTGCACCCCCTTGACAGCGTGGTTAGGCTGTGCGCAGCAAGCCGCTACCGCGGCGCATCTGTCGTCCAGCCTAAACCCCGCTGCTCAGGGGGCGTGCTGCGAGGAGACAATGACATGACTGACGCCGAGATGAGAACATGGCACGACCAGCGTGAATCGCTGTTTCCCACGCGCCTGCCGTACAGCGCCATCGCGAACATAAACGCGCAGCTCCCGAAGCTCGAGTTCCAACGCGCCTCGAACGCACTAACGGCCTACTCGCAAGAGAAGCCGTATCGCGGCTTCTACATGACAAGGTTCAACGTTCACTACGAACGTCAGCCGTCGGCGGGTAACGCCGCGCCTGAGAGGCGCGCGCCCCCGCCGGGCAACATGGATGATCCAGAGGCCGACCAACGCGCCGAGCGCGAGCAGTACGCAGCGTTGTCGGAAGCGTTCGTGACCGAGTGCAAGACGCGCTACGGCGACTGGGGATGGGGCACCGCCTCGCGCGCGTTCCGCATCCTCTGCATCGACGCCTACCACCGCGCCGATGTCGAGCGCTACCGTGTGCACGGCGTACTCGGAGGGAACGTCGATGCCGTCGCGTAACACCAACTCCGAACCCCAGTGGAGCGAGGACGAGACGTTCCAGGTGGAGCAGATGCAACCCCAGCGTTCCCCGGACACCAGCGACGATCCGAAGGACTACGTGATCCGCCGGCTGCGCGACGAGCTTCAGGCCGCCGTCGGCAACATCGAAGGGCGCCGCGATGACGAGGTCTGGCTTGCCAACACGCTCTTCCGCGAGGTGCGCGACCACAAGTGCGACCACGACGAATGGAACGGCGCGCGGCAGGAGTTTGTCTGCCGGCGTTGCTGGATCATCGAAACGATCCGCCGCATCCAGATGTCCCAGACGAACGTCGTGGCGAACGTCGCCCGGTTCAAGTCGGTGCTCGACAGGAGCAAGCCATGAGTGAAGACATCGTGACGCGGCTGCGTTCCGTTCTGCACAACGACCGCAGCGTCGAACTGATGAACCGCGAAGCCGCCGACGAGATCGAGGTGCTGCGCGCGGAGCGCGACGAGGCGCGCTGGCGGCTTTGCAAGGTGCTCGGCGATAATCGCGGTATTTGTGGCGATGATGTCGCCAAGGAACTTGGTTGGAATTACCTCGCGGAGACGAAATGACCGCCATCAAGCCGAAGAAGTCGCACCCGTGGGGATTCAAGGCCCACAAGAAGAGGATCAAACGATGCACGCAGAACATGCAGAGCTCATCGCCACGCTCCGACGCGAGAACCTCGCCCTTACCGCGAAGCTCGCGGACATGAGCCAGATGCAGAGCGTCATCGATGGCCAGGACAAACTGCTAGCAGTCGCTGCCAGCACGATCCGCTCGCTCACCGATGCGCTTGAGCGCGCCCAGAAGGACATCGAGCAGGTCAACATGCTGCTTGAGGGGATGCGCACGCCATGAGCGGGATGCAGCGTCGCAAGGGCAAGGTCGGCGAGCTCGACGCCCGCGACCTGCTGCGCCGGCTGGGATTCGAAGCCCGGCGAACGGCCCAGTACAACGGCAAGTCCGGCGATGCTGACATCTCCACCAACATCGACGGCCTGCACTTCGAGGTGAAGTACACCGAGCGCCTGTCGCCGTATCAGTTCATAGAGCAGGCAGTGCGCGACTCGCGTGGGCGCGCGCTGCCTGCCGTGCTGATGCGCTCCAATCGCAAACCGTGGCTACTCTGCATCCGTGCAGAGGAGCTTCTTCTGCTGGTGGAGCACGTCAATGCAGCCATTCGAGCACAAGCCGCCGTTCAGCCGGCACATGGCCTACAAGCCGAACAGGCTCAAGGGCCAGAGCTGGACAAACCTACGCAATAGATGGCTCATGGCCAATCCGTGGTGCTCTCGCTGTGGCGTGCCAGGCGAGGAAGTGCACCATGTCGTGCCGCGTTCGGTCGCACCGATGCGCGCCTTAGACCCAACCAACCTGCAAACGCTGTGTCGTGCGTGCCACCATGCACTGCATAACGATGCGTTCGGTACGCGTTAGGTCGCACAAAAAACCGCGTTATTGGCTCAAAAACGAGGGTGCCCGGGGGGGTAAAAAACCGCGTTTTTGAGGCCCTATGGTGCCCCTCCGCACTTTC